GAATTTGCTGATGAAACACCAATGAACCCATTTGATTTCTGGGAAGGTGCTGACTTCAAATTGAAGATTCGTGATGTTGAAGGTTATCGTAATTACGATAAATCTGAGTTTTCATCTCCAAAGCCTATGTCAGAAGATGATGAAAAGCTTGAAACGATTTACAACAATCTTTATGATTTGCGTGAATTTGTTGATCCTACAAAATACAAATCATATGCAGAACTAGAAACTAAAATGCATAGTGTATTAGGACATACAACACCTGCACCTACTATGCATCAACAGCAACAGTTAGGCGAAGAGACACCGCCTGCTATGGAAAGGGCTACTGCACCAGTAGCATTTGATACTGTTGCGACCTCTGCCGCTGCAGATACAGATGAAGATAATACTATGGAATACTTTGCAAATCTTGTGAATGATGATTAATTACCAAGACCTTGCAAAATATCTCTGGTATCTTGTGCATCTAAATCTTGTGAGTTTAGAATTGTAACATCAGATTTATGCTGATCACCGCCATTCTGTATTATAACAGGTTGTGGTGGTGTTATCGCCTCAGATAATGCAGCTTTTGCTTCACTTAATCTCGTCAGGGCAGCCTCTTCTTCGGCTGCCCTGTTTACCCTACTTTGATTGACTTCAATGACTCTATCGGTCATTCTATTTTCAACTGCTCTTGCCTTAGCACCAGAAGTATCTAATCCAGCACTAAAACCTTCAAACCCGGCAGTGACTGGATCAAATCCAGGAAGATCGATAGTAAATTGAAAACTAGGTATAGTAAGATTCAAACTTTTAAATGCAGCAATCTTTATTTTATCTGAAAAATTAGCAAAGGCATTTAGAACGAAATCAAATAAACTTTCAAATACATTTTGTATTTTTATAATCTTCAAAGAAATTGTAGCTTTCGCAACTTCCATTGCAGCCGAACCTATTTCAGGAATATTGGTAAATAAATGGGCCGTAAAAGTAAGAGCATCTTCAATCATATCAAATGTACTATCTACAGTGTTACGAAAGTCAGCAATCATGTCTTTTACTGTTGTATCGAATCCTAAAGTTTCTAATGTAGAGTCAATGAATGTTACAACTTCTGCAACAACATTACTAAAAAAACTAGATATTGCAAATCCAACACTATCAACTTCAGAAAATCCGAATGATCTTGCTACAGCATTAAAAATTTCTGTTGCGGTATTATCAACTACAGCAAGTGAATTTGTACCAACTGCAGCCATCTTATCTCCAAAAGTTGCAAAGTCGCCAGATACTAAAGCATCAAATGCATCACCCAAATCGCTTGCAAGTGCAGTAAGTAACGGTCCATTTTTTACGGAGATATTGTCAAATGCAGGACCTATTTCAGTTCCAAAGAAATTGCTTATTCCTTCCCACGCTTTAAAAAAACCATCTTCTAATAGCTTTGCAAAAGGCAATATCCAATCATTGTAAAAATTTTCTATCGCTGGGATCATAGTTTCTTTAACGTATTTTTTCATATTTACAAAAGTTTCGCTGTTAAAAAATCCTACAAGCAAAGGAATTGCTATCATTAATGCTATGCCTATAGGACCCATAAGTAATCTCAACACAGGTAAAAGACTCATCAATGGTTTAGCAAGTATACCTAAAACTGAAAATAAACCTTTAATACCGGCACCAATGCCGGCTAAAGCTACAGACCCTAAAGTTTTAATACCAGAAAAAAATCTTAATCCTAACATAGTTCCTAATATGCGTTTGACGGCTTTTAAACCGGGCACCCTCATTCGGCTTTCACTAGGAGATTGTCCTAAAGGACTTTCTGGAATTTGATTGTCAGACTGAGGTCTATTTTCTCTACTAGCCTCTAAATCGTCTAAATTAGGTTTTAATAATTCATAAATAGGTTCAAACAAAGGCTTTAACGCAGGAACTAACTTATTAATAAGTCCATCAAAGTTCGGACTTTTCATCATTTCAAACATATTACCAAATAGCTTACTCATACCTTTAAATGGTGCTTTGATAGAATCACCGATGCCTTTCATAGAGTTTCTAACTCCACGAATTGCCTTTGATACTGGATTATTTTTGATTAAACTATCTGTTAGATTGCCGATCATTTTCATAGGATTCAAAAACTTTGGTAGATTAAAACCTCCGGCGCGCCCACTGGAAGATGATAATTTACCTTGAAGATTAATTATTTCTTCTTTTATTTCTTGCAGAGAAATATTATTTTCTCTTAATCCTTCAGACACATCGGATAATGCCATTATTTATTCCTATACTTTATTATTAGTTTGTTGTTGTTTCATTCTATCATTTTCTTCTTCTAAATGCTGTATCAATAACGAAATATATACCTCTCTTTCCCATGGCATCATATTCTCAACTTCTGTTAATGAATATTTATATTCGTGTATCAATCTAAAGTTAATCTTATAATGGTTAATTAAACTATCATGGGAAAGAGCAATTAAAAAAAATCATCTAATCCTCTCAACATTACAACATTTTCTTCACCGCACGATTCGCAGATGAATTTAACTTCCTTTTCTAGTCTAGGCATTCTCTCAATAAATTCTCGTATTTTATCGAACTGATTTGTTGATAGAGAATCTATAAAGTTTTGTATTTCTTCTTTACTTTCATCTCTTAGTTCATATCTGTCATCTTTAGTGGTCAAAACTCTCATACATGCAGCAATCAAATCAAAAGTTTGTTCGGTCTCAGATTTAGTGTCATCCATTTCTAACATATCTGTCCAAACAGGATATTCCATGGTAAGTGATATTTCATCTGAAATTTCAATATTTCCATCATGTTCAATTTTAGGAACTGGAATATCGTCCAAATGAATTATAACTGAATTTGTGTGGCCACACTCGGTACACTTAATTGTAACTTCACTTGATTCTCCAACAGATTTTGATCTAATCATTAAGAACATATACTCAATATCGAAAACATTTAATTTTGATTTATTGATATCTTCACTTACACAAGCAAGAATTGTATCAACTACAGCATTCAATGCTTGCTTTTGATCTTTGCTTTCCATAGCCATCATAAGAACTTTTTCTTCTTTTACAAGATAAGGTCTAAACCTAACTTTCTGTTCTGATGATGGTACTATTAATTCATATTTTGGTGTTTCATTTAATCTAGGTAACGCCATTTTATATCTCACTCCAATCGGTATATGATAATTGTACAGAAACTTCAACTAAGCCGTTCTGTTCATTGTTTAATTCAATTGCATTTAAACTTGTAGGAAATGCATCTATCAATTTACATGAATAGACTGCATCATATTCTGGTTTAGCTATTCCTCTCCTAGGTGCAAGCTGATGAATAGTAACATCTCTTACATAATCTTTTTTAAATCCTATTTCAGGTGTAACCGATACACCTGTTGATCCTGTATTTACACTGGCTCTTTGCCACGCTTCAAAAAATCTTTTTACTGTATAATCATTAGTTACATGAAAATTTAGATTTACATCTGGTACAGCAAATCCGTAAGCCACTTTTTCATTAAACATTCCTACAAGTTTATCTGCGGTTAATATTTGTCTACCAGGTAACTGTATACTCTTACACATGAAATTCAATGTTTCCATACTAATATCATTAGATATGCCCGAGGTAGGTATTTCTACTCTCCACAAGTTTGACTTTGCTAAACCATTCGTAAGTCTAGATTTAAAATTATCTATTGTATATGCTTTCATTTACGTTACCATCTTTCTTGATTCTGCGTGAACACTACGCATAGACATTTTTTGAAAATCAGCCGTTGGTAAGAACGTAGCAATTTCCCATTCGGGCGGCGGCACATATGCAAATCTACTTCTTACATGACTTTTTAAATATCTTTTGAAACATGGTTTGAAATATTTGTATTTTTGTACGCCGTTTAACAAATCATATTTTAAACGAAATTTTGTAGTTTCATCATACTTTTTATTATTTGTAACTTCCATGAGAGAGTCTAGAAATTTTGCTCTTAATGTCATAGGTAAATAATGTAAATTTAATCCAGTAAATCCACCTTCAGCTTTACCTACAATAATAGTCAAAGGAAAACTATCGTAGTATGGCAGTGTTGCTTTATGCTTAGGATCGTAATAGTACATGTACATATTGCCTAACGCAGACCTTTGCCTAAACTCTATAGGTTCTTCTTTCATAAGTTGGGCACGATTTACGTTTCTTAATTTTGATGCTTTTTCACGAAACCATTTCATAGATTCTTTTGATCGTGGAGTTATACCCGCACGAAACGCCTGCATTTCTAAGTTTTGAAATAGATTAGCCATATATTACTTCCAAAGTTGCTTATTGTTATTTATATGATTTTATAGACGTTTTAATTTTTTCAGTTTTGGAAGTGGCTTTACTTGTTTAGGCATAATGCCCATTTTTTGTAATGTATATTCTGTCCATATTTGAAATGTCCAACCTCTATCTTTTGCAAATTCTTCAGCCGCTTTCCATTTATTCATATTTTTCACATATGATAATCCCTCAGTGATATAGCGTTTTGTTTTTCTACCTGGATTCTTTGGCGGTCTTGTCTGCGAGTCTGGTTTTATTTCTACAAGATAAATTTTACCATTCATCTTTATTTTTAGATCCATAAAATATCTATGATATTTTTTATCAACCTCATAGAAGTATGGAATCACAACTTCCTCGCTTGACCATTCTTCTATCTCAGATGAATTATCACACCAAGCAAAACAATATCTTTCCCAGCCAGAACGATACACTACGTTATCTGGATTACCTTTGTACTTCTTATGGTTTTTTATTTTATATCTGCCTTGATGAGTTTTCATATTTTTCATATAAATAATAACAACATTCTTATTTATTCGGATAAAACCATATGCCACAACTAAGATATCCTTTGAACGACTCAGAAAAATATCCTGCGACAATTCAGTTTAAGGTATATAAAACCGACCCTCCTACGTTTAATTTTGTTAAAAGAACTGCTAAAAATAATGCTAATGCATCTACGGATAATATATTAGGTGGCGAAAGTCTTGCTTCTGCGTCTCCTGGAAAAATTTCTGGAGTTATAGAAAAAGCAAAAAAACTGGCAAAAAAACAAGCAGAAGATGTTGCAAGAATTGAAAATACAAATAGAGCAAGGATAAAAGAAAGTAAAGCTAGATTCACTGGCAATAGCTGTACTCTACACATGCCTCAAGGTTTAGTTATTAATGATGGTGTACAATATGATACTACCGAATTAGGCGTATTTGGTTCTGGTATTGAAGCTGGAATGAATGCAGGAACTGCTCCAATTGCAGCGTTAGTAGCCGGTGGTATAAAGTCTGGGGTAGGCGATTTAACAAGGCTCATATCAGGTGCCGCTACACAACAAAGTGCAAGAATTGCTGCAGCTAGATTTACTCCCGGTGCTGCACTAGGTGGTGCTGTTAGATCATCACTACAAACTGCGCCAAATCCTAATATGAGAGTTTTATTTAAATCTGTTGGTATTAGAGAATTTTCATTTTCATTTAAATTGATTCCTAAATCTTTAGAAGAGTCTGATGAAATTACGAAAATTGTTAGATTTTTCAGAACAGAGTTATATCCAGAACCATTGAAAGAAAAGAATATAAATTTAGCATATAAATTTCCCAATAAGATTCAAGTTGTTTTAATGTATAATGGTAAGCCATATAAAGAATCTGCTTTAAATTTTAACCTTATGTTTTTAAAAGGAGTTGCTGCTAATTATAATCCATCACAATCTACATTTTTCACGGGAGGTAGATTTTCTGAGATAGATATGACATTAACAATGCAGGAAGATCGTACACTTGATAAATTTGATGTTGATGATGGGTTGAGTGATGAAAATTCAAATGGAATAGGTCTTGCTACTAATAGAGTAAGTCAATATCTCAAAACTGGTTTGGGAGGTTTATAATGTCATTCTTTTCAAGTTTTCCCATAGAACCATATAATTTTGGTAATGAAGTTGATTTTTCTTTCATTCAAAATTTAACCGCTTATGTTGATATTATAGATTCTGTAAAAGATCAAGTAACTTTTTACGAATCATATGAAATATTAGAAAATGAAAGACCAGATGTATTATCATATAAATTATATGGTACAACTGAGTTTTATTGGACGTTCTATCTCATGAATGATAACATAAGACAAACTGGTTGGCCTGTAAACTACAAAGACCTTGTCAAGTTTGTAATTAAAAAATATCCTAATACGAATTTAGTAACAAGAGATTACTTTTTTGATAAATTCTTAATAGGAGAAACTGTTGAAGGTGTATCATCAGGTACAATCGGTGTTGTTGTTAAAAGGGATGTAAATTTAGGTCATATTATTATAGAGGGAACAAAGACATTTACTGCAGGGGAAACAATTCAAAAGCAAGGAGATTCTACAAAATCTATCGCTTTGCATTCTTCTTCTGCAGAACATCTTGCAACAAGGCATCATATTAATGCAAGTTCTGAAATAGTTGACATTGATCCTAGTGTGGGTCCGGGAAGTCTTATTACACCAGTATCACATTTAGATCACTATAGAAATTCAAATGACGCTAATAGAAAAATCAGAGTACTTACCTCAGATAATATTGTAACAATATCTGCACAATTTGGTCGCGCACTAAAAGAGTTTAGTTAATATGGATGTTGAAGTTAGACCTAGTGAAGCAACGGACTATAGAATATTAGAAGTAAATGTTTCTGGTGAAAGATTTCCTGGCAATACAATTAATTTAAGAAATATGATTAATGAAATAAATATCTATGAGCATATAGATAAACCATATCTTACAGGATCTATAGTTTTTACAGACAATGAAAGTTTATCTACTCAAATAGGTTTTTTAGGAGCCGAAAGAATTAGTATAATAATATCGGTAGATAGTATAATCGATACTGATTTTCAAATAGAAAAGAACTTCATTGTTACTGAAGTTACAAATTCGGTCAAATCGAATGATAATCATGAGGTCATTCTACTTCAATTGATGGAAGAAAAAGGATACAAATCAAGACTTACCAGAGTATCTAAATCATACACGGACACTCCTAATGTCATTATAGAAAGAATAATGAAAGACTATTTAAACACTGAAGTAGTTTCTTTAGGAAAAGCAAATGAAGCAAATACTCCTATAAAAGTTATTATTCCGAATTTAACTCCCATTGAAGCTGCAACTTGGATCAGAACTAGAGCGACAACTATTGAAGGAATGCCGTATTTTCTTTTCTCTTGTGTAGCAGACGATAAACTAAGATTCATCGATTTAGAAACTATAATATCAGGTAAAGCTTTGAATCCAGAGTATCCTTATCTTTATTCTGATGTAGCTGCAAAGAATACAACACCACATGATATTATAAAAAATTCATATAATATTGTTTCATATAAAATGAAAGGTAAAGAAAATCAGATTGAATTAGCGTCACAAGGACTTGTTTCAGCAACTTATAATTTTTTAGATCATACTAAAGGAACTTTTGAAAAGCAGACGTTTGATGTAAATCAGGTTTTTCAAGGTTTAAAAAATAGAAATGCTTTTAAACCTAATCAGAGTCAAGAGATTTTAGATAATACAACTTTGATAGACGGTAAAACTATGATGAATTATGATACAAAAGAAATAAGTATGTTATCTACAACCGACCTTTATACTGATGGTTCTGCTAATTACTATGAAGCACCGGACATATCATCTCATATGAATAAAGTAAAATCTCTAGCTTTGAGGCATTTCCTACATAAATCTTCAATGAACATCACGGTACCAGGCAGAAATTTCATAAGTGATTCAAAAAACGTTAGTATTGGAAATCTTATTAATATAAAATTTTTAGTCAATCTACCCGAAAATAATAAAGTTTCAAGAGATAATAGAAAAAGTGGTGAATATATGATATATGCTGTACGACACCATTTTTCAGGTAAAGCTTATCATGCAGCCGTGTCATGTACAAAACTCACTAATCAAGAGGAGCCAGAGGCAGGATGAGTATTGATTATTATGGTGATGCCTTTCGATGGTTTGTAGGTATTGTCGAAAATAATTCTAGTGATCCACTAAAACTTGGTAGAGTTCAAGTTAGAATTCGTGGAGTTCACTCTGAAAATCCAGGTGATATACCTTTAAGAGATTTGCCCTGGGCACAACCCATGTTGCCATCTACAGAACCTGGAATATCTGGTGAAGGTAAGATGCCTAAACTAAAAAATAAATCTCAAGTTGTGGGATTTTTTGCAGATGGTAAAGCATCACAGATACCTATCATCATAGGTTCACTTCCTACAGTTGAGCAAGGATCAGGTTCATCAGATAGAACAGATGAATATTTTCCTGGAGCAGATATTTCAAATATAACAGTAGATGATGATATACTAGGAAATAGTAATGGAGAAAAGATATTCAAATTTTATCAACAACAAGGATTTTCTCCACAACAAGCTGCAGCATTCGTAGGTAATTTTGCTATTGAATCTGGATTAGAGCCTGATATAACATCAGGTAGAAACGGATACAATCAAGGAGTTTCAAATACAAGTTCATCTTTGGTAGATTTTATAAAAAGTAAAGAAGGATTTCATGCTAAGGCATTTGACGATTATAAACAATTTTCTAATGGTTATGGCACCAAAGCATTAAGTTCAACTGAAGTAATAAGTGAGCCTGAAGCTGAAAGACGGCTACAAAGAGAATTATCGAAACATTTGGGATATGTTAATGCTAGAAAAGAAAAATACAGATATAATTGGTCACCAAGACAAGTGGATGCTTTAGCATCATTTTCATATAATTTAGGTCCAGGTCAGTTAGATAATCTGACAGCCAACGGAACCAGGAGAGATGATAACACTATAGCAAATAAAATGTTATTATATAATAAAGCTGGTGGTAAAACCCTTCCTGGTCTTGTATCCAGACGGCAACAAGAATCTCAAATGTTTTTATCTGGTAAAGGTACACAGCCAACTCCAGTTGAAAATAGAGAACTAGAAGAACCTCAAGACGTTCCATACGGATTAGCTGGTTGGACAGGTGCTAGAAAACAAAATTTAGTTGAATATTCTAACAGTAGAAGGCTATCATATTCAAGTTTAGCTGGTCAGCTAAGATTTTCAATGTATGAATTTGAAACTAATATTGCATCTATAGGCAAGATTAAAGAAGCAAAAACTATGAGTACTGCTAGTGAAGCTGTAAAGAGACATTATCTTAAAAAAACGACAGAAGATAAAGAAGCCAGATTAAACTTAACACAAGCTGCAATTGAAAGGTATACTACATGAAAAATACAATTAGTATAGGTCAATTGGCAAACATGACTAGAAGTGTTAAGGCAAAGACCAACATATCAAAATATGCAGATCAACTTTCAACTCAATGTGAAAAAATTTCTATTGCAAGTTCAAGTATTTTGGGAAACACTCTTGATAAAGTAAACGGTGTTGAATGTTTAATCCAAGAAGTTGATGGATTTGTAGATACTAAATTGATAAGAAACAAGGGCGTTGCTAGAATTACAGAAGAACTGCCCGGCTTTGAAAAGTTAAAGACAGAAATTGCGCCAGCATTTACAAGCAGACTTAATACTTTTACCGGATTGGCGGACGCTGCTACATCAAATTTAAATGAGATAATAACATCTCCTGCGATTGCATCAATACAAGCAAACGCACAAGGGGTTTTAGGTATAGCTGCGTCTGCAGCAACACTAGAGAATTTAATTCCAACAATAAACACTTCTATCATTTCAGACTTAGTTAGTTCGGGGTTTTCTAGCATCACAAGTAACCCACTTACATCTATTGCTAAAGACTTTGAAAATAGTTTAGGTGCATTGGATACAAATATTGAAGCTGCTTTAGGTAGTTTTAAAGGTGGTGTTCTCAATAGAGTAATAACTAATACAACAAATGTTTTTGAAAATGAAGTAACACAACTGTCTAAAGGCTTACTTTCAAGAGCGGAAACAACAACTGTAATTCAGAGTATATTAGATGATGAACCTAGAGATATTATAACAAATCTTATAACAAATAAAATAGTAGAAGCGTTTCCTTTAGATAATCTCGGTGCTCTGCAAAGTGCAATATATAAAATTGATCCTTCACTTTCTAATATAATTAATAGTCAGCAAAATGATGTTCCAAATATGGGAGCTAGAAGTACGCAAAGAATAAACAATTCTGCTATAGGAAATAATTGGAGAAATGAAAAAACTGCCAATGATTATAAGTTTACTTATGTGTCGAGTGAAGAAGAACTAATATCAGACTTTAGAGAACCCGATCGTAAAATAAACGAAGTTATTGTTCATTGGACTGGAAACTATATAGACCAAGGCAATATTGGTGCTGAAGATATTCATAGGTGGAATACAGAAAAAGGTTGGAATGGAATTGGATATCATTATGTAATTAAAAGAAACGGAAATCTACAAAGAGGTAGACCAATAAATAAAATTGGATCACATACTAAAAATCGCAATCAATCTACTGTAGGAATTAGTTTTGTTGGAGGTTATAACTGCACTTCAGGCACTAAGAATCCAGAGAGGTTCATGAGTGCTGAGTCTTTTACGCCTGCTCAATGGAAAACGTTCGGTACTTTTATTGAAGCTTTTTATCAAGTTTATCCTGGTGGTGAAGTTCGAGGTCATACTGACATAGATACACAAAAAACTGATCCAGGATTTGATTGTGAGAGTTATGTTTTAAATAAGTTTGGTAAAAAGAATGGTAAATTTACAGCAATAAAAAGCGAAGAACCCACAACTCCAGCAGCAAGTACAGTAGGTAAAGTTTATACTGATTTACCAACATTATATCATGATGTAGGTGCAGGAGATCATCCTGTAGGAACTATAATAACATTCTATGACAAAGATAAGCATGAAACTGCAATAGCTAATAATAAAAAGTTTCCTGGTTTAAGAAGTACAATAAATCCTAAAGATTATGAACCAGTCAGAATGCAAGTGTGGGGCGGTCAAGGTTTATCAAATAAGCAAGACGGTTCATATTATGCACCAGCTTATATTGACGATCCAAAAAATAATCCAGCATTTGGTAGACATGGTCCAGATACAAAGAGGGTGCACAATCTTAATTTAAAAGAAAATAAATTTTCTTCAGGATACGCACATCCATCAGGATCAAAAAAGATATACAGCACATATCGATGGGTTGAAGATTCTTTCTTCACTTGATAAGTATAAAGGAAATAAAATATGGCAGAAGATGATTTAGATGATATTTCACAAAGAGCGGGACTATTCGGTCAAGCGACTACGGTATCAGAAGGCACACCACCAAAAGGATTTTCTGATCCTAATAATGAGTATCCAAAAAAGAATTATTCTGGCGAATCTTCTATTAATAAATCTGCTAGAGGAAGTGCTATTAATAATTTAAGTGTTCACAATGCTATAGCTGGCACTCCTTTAGAATATTCACCTATAACATCTTCTTTTTATCCACTCAATCAGGTAGATGAATCTTCTTCTGGGCACATACATGAAGTAAATGATACTCCAGGAAATGAAAGAGTTTTGTTAAAACACAATAAAGGTGGCGGCATTGACATGTTGCCAGATGGCACAATTCTTATTGCGACCGGCAAAGGTATAGGAAACAGAATTGAAGTTGTTGGTGGTAATTATCAAATGACAGTTGAAGGCGATGGTACCGTTCATTATACTGGAAATATGAATATGACTGTTACTGGAGATTACAATCTAGACGTAAAAGGAGATTATAATGTAAACGTATCAGGTGATCAAAAAGTTAATATTGAAGGATCATCTAGAAACTATATTGCTGGTATTTTTGAACAGATCGTACAGGGTTCTTTTTCGACTACTGTATTGGGGTTAGTCAATAATACATACTTATCAGATTTTGTATCTAATGTCAAGGGTTCTTTTACAAATCGTGTAGAAGGCATTGGCAATTATTTTCATAAAGGCGTTTCTAAATTTACGTCTGAAACTGGTAGTGATTTTTCATCAAAGAACACAAATATTTTTGCCGATGATTTATCTGTTATAGGTGGTAAAGGTACTATAGGTGCTGATGATATGTTTATGCATTGTAAATCATTATTTGCGACCACAACAATTCATAGCAATGCCGATATTAAAGCTGAAACACGAATACATGCACCGGTGTTTAAAGGAAACTTATTTGGGCAAGCTACAGGTGCAAACTTAGCTGACAAAGCAAATTTTGCCCTCGCAAAAGGTGGCCCAGGCACACCAACTGTACCTATATCAGATACTGGAACAATCTCACCAATAGGTGCTGATGGTAATAATCCATTTGCAGATGGTGGTCAAAGACCTAATGCGTCACTAGTTACTGAAATATTAAACAAATCAAATCTTGGTATTAGAAAAGTTGTCATTGACAAAGACGAAGGCATCAAAAATTCTATCAATCAATCTGTGAATACTTCAGGTGTTTCAAAAACAGAATTGTCCATAGCTGGAATGAGATCCAAATTAAAAAATCTTAGTAATTTAAGTAACAAAACTTTTACTGCGGATGCTATTTCAAGAGGTGTTTTAAGTTCTAAATTTAAAGAAACTTCTCCAGAAAAGGTAGGTAGACTTAGAAGTGAAAAAAGAACTGAGATAACTGGCACAAAAGTTATAGGAGATAATCCAGCAGAATCCAAATCTAAAGCTTTCGTCGCTTCCGAATCTTCAACTAAATCCAAACCATCAACTATATTACCAGAACGACAATTTAATGCTGCTACACAAACTTTATTTAAAATGAATACGAAATTAACAAAACGATCAAGCTTGGCAAAATTTGTTGCTGCTCCAGCTGATGGTACTAATCTAAAGTATGTTGCTGATCAAGCCGGATTAAAACCTATATTCAGAAATCTTTTTCCTCATGCTATGATTATAGATTTATTTTATATTCTAGATGAATTTGATGGATATAATCTAAATGTTGCTGAAGGTATTTACATCTTAGGTCCTAATGAAGCTGTTCCGGCAACCGACACAACAAAAGATTTGGCTAGGGTCGGAAGATCAATAACGTATGAATTGAGAAATACTAAAGGAGAAATAGATAATGAAAAAACATACGATTTGGCAGTGTATCTAAAAGATAATGCACATTATGATAAATTATCACTATATTATGATACTGTAGATCCAAATTCTGATAAAGTACACTCGCAAATTGTGATAAACACTCCAGCAATACCAGAGGACTACACAGCATTTTTTAATATGAAGGTTGATACATACTATAATTTTGAAGTTTTGAGTAATAAAGATTTGGTAGAAGTGCCTCAACCCGAAGAAGAACCAGAACCTGCTCCGCCACCTACGTCAGAAACCGAACAACCAGAACTTGATGTTGAAAAGTCATTAACGTCTGGTGCTTTTTATGAAAAGCAAAAGCAATTGGAGACAAGTTCTGCGGAAGATTCCAAGCAAATACAAGAAGATCAGTATCTAGCAAGACCTTATGGATCAAAAGAAATTGCTGAATACGGAATAAAAAGAACTTTAAATGGAAAATTCTTTCCAAATAGAGTATATAAAGTAATTCCTGACGGCGATGATTGGAAAATAATTAGAGTTAGCTAAAAATCATATAAATAGAATTAAGAATAAAAAGAGACAAAAAAATGGTAGTAAAAAATCTAGCTTTAGAAGATAGGGATTTATCCTCAAATGTTACGGTAACTCGTAACATAAATTCTTATTCGGATATAGACTTATCATTTACACCTAAGTCCACTAATCCAAACAATACTAATGAAGTAAGGCGTGATATTTATAAAAAGACAGATGCAGCTTCGGTAAAACAGTCTGTAGGAAATATATTAAGAACAAATAATTTTGAAAAGCCATTTCTACCATTTTTTGGGGCAAATGTAACAGGTCTTTTATTTGATCTTGTGGATGGCACTACAACTTCTGATATTGAATCACAAATTCAAGACGCTCTGGAAATATATGAGCCAAGAATTGCTATTTTAAATTTACAAGTTTCTTTGAAACCCGATCAAAATTCATGTTTTGTAAGGCTAGTTTTCAAAGTCTTAAATACTAATACTACAGAAACAATAGAAACAACACTATCAAGGTTAAGATAATGGCAACAAATATTACATCGACTCAACTAGATTTTGAAAATATTAAATCTGCACTTAAAGTTTATTTTGAAGGACCTGCTAATAGTCCAAAAGCAGAATTTAAAGATTACAATTTTGAAGGTGCGGGACTAAACAATCTTCTGGATGTATTAGCTTATAATACACACTTTAATGCTTTAATAGCAAATTTTGCGACGAATGAATCTTTTTTAAATACCGCACAATTAAGATCATCTGTAGTATCACACGCTGAAGCTTTAGGATATAGACCCAGATCAAAAGTTTCATCAAATGCTACAATTAAACTTAATTTGAATCTATCCGGTGCTGGTAGTTTTCCATCAACAATTACATTACCTTTGGGAACCACATTTACCGCATCCAATCAAACTACTTCTTATACGTTTAAAACAAGAGAAACTTATGTTGCTACAAATGATGCCAACATCTATAAGTTTAAATCTGCGGCTGGTTCAGAAGATGTATTGGTTTATCAGGGCACGCAAAAGACCAAAACTTTTCTGATCGATAGCGTAAAAGAAGATCAGATATATGTTATACCAGATGAAAATTTAGATACTAGCAGTGTTGTGGTAAATGTTTTTCCTTCAGTAAGTAGTACTACATTTGAAACTTACACATTTTTACAGAAAGCAATTGCAGTTGATGCAACATCAACTTATTTTGACATAAAAGAATCTCCAAATGGATATTATGAAATTAATTTTGGTGATGGTACGTCATTCGGTAAAACGCCTAATGTGGGTAGTAAAGTAGTTGTTACTTATGATTCTGTAGATGGTGAAAATGCAAATGGATCTACGTTCTACACACCTGTAAGTAAATTAACTTTGGCAAATGGTGAAGAATATGATATCAATGTTACCTCTGAAACAGAATCTATTGGTGGTAGCGACAAAGAGTCTATGGAATCAATTCGCAAACTGGCTCCTATACAATTTTCTGCACAACAAAGACTTGTCACGCCACTTGATTATAAAGGAATGATTCAATCAAACTTTCCTTTAGTGACAGACGTTGCCGTTTGGGGTGGTCAAGATAATATTCCTGTAGATTATGGTAAAGTTTTTATATCACTTAAATTTCCAGATGGTACTTTAGACAGTGTAAAAACTACAATTAAGAATCAGATAACAACTAATTTTACTAAAAACTTATCTATTATGTCCATCGGAAATGAATTTGTCGATCCATACGAAACATATTTAGAAATAAGTTCGGAATTTTACTACAATCAAGGTCTTACTTCAAAAACATTGTCTGAATTAAAAACTATGGTAAGTGCATTCATTGCAAATTATTTTACTCTTAATTTGAATAAATTTAATAATGTATTTCGTAGATCAGTAATTCTTACAGGAATAGATGATTTAGATCAAGCAATTTTAAGTTCAAAAATGAATGTAAAGATGCAACAAAGATTTCTACCAGCCCTAGGTTCAACAAATTCATATACAATTAATTTTCCTGTAACTATAGCTTCTCCATCTACAAATGAAAGTTCGATAGTATCAAGTCAATTTAGTTTTAATAATGAAATGTCGTTCTTTAGAAATTCTTTCAACAGTACAAATATAGAAATAGTTAATATAGCTACATCTGCAATAACGGCATCTAATATAGGTTCGTACAATCCAGCTTTAGGTGTTGTAGAGTTGACAGGTTTTAATCCAGGGGCAATTCAAGGTGGTGTTAATTATATTAAAGTCACTGCATTACCTAATGATCAGAGTATAGTTACACCTCTTAGAAATTACGTCATAACATTAGATATTGGTCAATTAAAAGTGTTTGGTAATATAGAAAATGATGAAACTAAGATTGCATTAGGCACAAGATAAAATGAGAGAAAATAGAATAAATCAAATCATACGTCCGAATTTAGTTACACAGGTTTTACCTGAGCATTTTGCTACAAGCTATCCAAAGTTGATTACTTTCATAGATGAATACTATTCTTATATGGATTCTGACGGTCAGGTTGGCTCTCTCATAAAAGATTTGATTGATATTAGAGATATAGAATCCACAAAGCTAGAATACTTAGATAATATGTTTGGGGAAATGGCTCTTGGCGTTGGCCAACAATTTTTTACTGAACCTAGAGAAGTTTTAAGAAACTTTGCTAAATTCTTTAGGGTTAAAGGATCACTGTATTCTGCCGAAGGATTTTTCAGAGCGTTCTATAATAACAATGATGCTGAAATATTATATCCAAAAAATGATATTTTTACGATTGGCGATTCTGCATCATTCATAGGACATGAATCACAAAAGATTTTACAAGATGGTGAAGTATATCAAGTATTGTCGATTTTTATAAAATCTGACATATCTTTAGGCGCGTATCAAGATTTTTATAAAAGATTTGTTCATCCTGCAGGATTCTTTTTATCCGCAGAGATGCGAATTGAAAATGAAGATAGAAGTACAAAGGTTAATGCATTTGAACCAAAACCCTATATAGATCCTGACTTAAATATAGATAGCGGATTTGATATTGCAAGAATTGGCGGTGAAATAATACCATGCATTAGTGTAGCAGAGTATAGAGGTATCACACCAATTTATATGGAAGATAGTGTATACACTTCACCTTGGAGCTTTTCGGATTATGATAGTAATAAATGGTTAACTATAGATTCTGGCATTGGAAGTATAATAGATTTTGGATCAGAACACACACTCAAGAATGTAGATACGTCAACTCCGCTAACTGAAATGTTTTCATCACAAGATAGTTGGGGTTATAATGGAACTTGGACAGCATCAGATTCTATAGGTAATGTACTTATTCAAGATTGGATTATGGAAGATAGTAGTACTTTGTTTTCAGCATCACCTCCAGTAAAAAATTCTGGCTTTACTGCCAATACTTCAGGAACACAAGCTAAATTGTCTACTAGTGAGTTTCCAACACCTGCAATAAAAGCCGGAGCAGTTTCTTCAACAATAGGAAATACTCAGATTTCAACTTTTATATTCAATATTGAAGATGCTTTAATAGAAGCTGGATCTACTCAATCTCCTCCATTATCAGCATCAGATATTACAGATGCAGATATATCTATACACCGTATTATGCACAGAGGCCTTCAAACGTCGAGCGCACATAATGAAGGAATTTTTCAACTAAGACAGTATAATTTTTCAACTGGAATCAATACATTGGTAGTTCCTGGTTTTGGCACTACTCAAGTTATAGGTGGTGGTTTTGCATCGGGCGATCAATATCTTAATGCGCTAAGTGTGTCAGGATATGGTGGCGCAGGCGGTGCTTGGCTTACATCATTCGTTTCAGCCCTGCCGGGGTTTTCTTTAAACGGTCAGAATGTTATTTTTGATTATGATCACGGTGGCAGTATTGGAGTTAAGAAAAGCATCAAAGGTACTTTTACTTTTCCTAATGGACATAACGTTGCAGGAGGCAGAGATGGACTTCCAAGTGGAACACTAGCCGAAGTTGCTATAACAACTTCATATGCTGCAAAACCAGCATATTATGCAGGTGCACCTAGATTCAGAAGTATTTTAGAATATGTCGCTTGTGGTGGTATAAATAGTAACGAACCAGTACATCATATAAAAAATACTCTTATCTCCGATATTGATCATAAAACTATAAACAAATTAAAAGACACATTAATATAAACAGGAAATTGACATGGCATCAATAGCAACAGAAAATTTAAAAAAAGAGATAATTGATCCTCTCTTAACTAAAATTAATTCGGGAGCAAGTCCTGCTTTTTATATCGGTCTTTCAAGAGCAGAGCCTTGGTTCAATTCATTAGATTCAGCACCTAATGCTGTTCCAACTACTAAAGAAGAAAACGATTTTAGAAATTCTTTACAGGGTATTGCCCGTGTCAATAGCGCGTCTCACGTTGTTCCTAGACATAATTGGACTTCAGGTACAACTTATGAACAATATGATGATAAGAAAAAACTAGAAGATTATACCGCCGCAACTCCATTTTATGTTTTAACTTTAAATCATGGAGTTTATATTTGTCTAAGAACTGGTAGATCAGATACCGCGCCATATGGAAAACAAGGATCTACTGTTGAACCAACGGGTTCAAATAATCATCCTTTTGAAACTAGTGATGGTTATGTGTGGAAATTTCTCTATACTGTGTCGGCACTTGATGCAAACTATTATTTGACAAAGAATTTTATGCCTGTAAGATTTCAAGAGTCTACAGATTCAAATTCAACAGGAATAGAATTAAAACAATTTGAAATTCAAACTACTGCAAAACGACAACATTTGGTCTCATTTATTGTCGATAGTGGTAATGGTGGAAGTAATTTCACAGACAGTTGTAAAGTGGCAATTAATGGAACTACTTATCATAGTGCAACAGTTAAGACCGATGGCGGAGCAATCAAAAAAGTTGAATACAACAATGACTCAAGTACTATTCATTCAAGACAAGGTTTGAGAGGAGCAGTACTCACTACGGTACATAGTACAGGTACTGGAGCTACCATACGACCGGTATTTTCATCAGCAAAAGGTATTGGAGCAAACGCAGTACAAGATTTAAAATCTCAACATATGATGTTAAACGTGAAAGTTCCCGGAAGCAATACTGATTTTATTACGACCCAAGATTTTAGGCAGGTAGGATTACTTGCAAATATGAAAGATTCTTTAGGAACTTCAGGAGTGGACTTTACAGATAATACTGGACAAGCACTATTTCATATGAAATTATCCGCACAAAGTCCAAACTTTACAAAAGATAGGCTTGTGACAGGAGATTCAAGCGGAGCAAAGGCGTTCATTGATAATTTATCAAGTGATAACACCAAGATATTCTATCACCAAAACGACTCCACAGGATATTTAGATTTTAGAGTTGGCGAACCAATATCTGAAGAAGGCGGTACTGGATCAGGTACTATACATACAGATAGTAATAGCGAAAGAATGAAACCTGAAGTCAATCCTTACAGTGGTGATGTATTATACATTGATAATAGGGCACCTATTATAAGAGTTCCTAATCAAACAGAAGATATAAAAGTTGTCATTAGACTTGATAGATGTACATAAGGAAATAATTAGATGGTAAAGACCTACACGACAAATACATTTGCAAGTGATTACAAAGATGATTATGATGAAAGTAAAAGCTTTCATAGAATTCTTTTTAATAATAAAAAGGCTTTGCAAGCTAGAGAATTGACACAGCTTCAAACAATTATTCAAGAAGGCATAACCAGGTTTGGTAAAAATATCTTTAAAGAAGGCGCTGCAATTTCTCCTGGTGGTATTTTTATTAATGCTAAGTATCGTTTTGCTAAGTTAGATACCTCAATTAATTCTTTGCCAACAGGATTTAATGATCTAGTAGGAAAATCTTTTACCGGGCAAACTTCTGGCATCACTGTACAAATCTTAGAAGTTTTACCTGCGGCTGACGGCGATCCTGCAACAATTTATATTCAATACCTTGATACATCAACAGCAACATCAGGAACAACTTCAATTGCTTTAACTCCTGGTGAAGAACTGAGTGAAGTTCAAGGTGTTACAAAATTGACAGTACAGACAACAAACACAACATTAAATCCTGCAGTTGGAATGGGAACTAGAATTTCTTTTGGTGAAGCTGATTTTTTCACTAATGGATTTTTTGTCCATGCGCCTTTGCAACATTTGATTATATCTAAGTATACAGCATCAATTACAAAAACTGTAGGATTTTTAGTAACCCAAGATATTGTTACGCCTGCGGACGATAATAGCATTTATGATAATCAAGGTGTGAATCCAAATTTTACTGCTCCCGGTGCAGATAGATTTAGAATACAACTCACGCTCACTACAGAGGACGCAATTACAGCAAATCAAACATTTGTTTATGCTGCAAAGGTAGAAAATTCCAATATCGTTCATAGAGTAACAGGTGAAGATGGTTATAATAGAATAAATGATTTGATTGCAAAACGAACAGATGAAGAATCTGGAAATTATACAGTAAATCCTTTTCATGTTCAATTTGCAGCACATGCAACAGATACTAAATTAAAAATAAGAGTTTCACCGGCAACGGCTTATGTTAATGGATATAGAATTGAAAAGACAGTTCCTACGTTCTTAGATGTAAATAAATCCCAAACATCTGAGGTTGTAACAAATGATAATACTGGTGTAGGTTATGGACACTATGTTCTATTGACTGTTCCTGCAGGAGAGACTCTTAGACTTATGCCTGATATTCAAACATTAGGAACTTTAAATTTAAGAACTGGTGAAGGTCATACTGGTTCAACAATAGGTACATGTAGGGTTAGAGCGATAGAAAATTATAGTAGATCGGGCTCTAGTTATGCTAATCATGCAGATTTCGGTGCAGAGTATAAACTCTATATTTTTGATATTATAATTACAGACAATACAAAAACTTTTGGAGAACATTGTTTAAGTATAGGTAGTGATGTTGATAAATTCGGTAATATTTTACGACAAAGATCCGCAAGTATTATACACAAAACCCAAGAAAAATGTTTATTGGTTCCTACGACATATTATAGAATGAAGTCTGCTAATAATATTTCAATTACTCAACAACTAACGAAAAGTGTGGTAGGTAGTGGCAGTACTTCGGTATCTATATCTTCGGGTGGATCAGATTTTACTTTCACCGATAAAGATAATTGGTTAATTTATAAAAATGGAGTTTTGGACACGGGTGCTACAACTGCATTAGTATCATCTGGTGCATCAGTAAATATTACTGCAAGTACTATTATTACGGCAGCGGATACATTAACAATTATTGCATATGTTGTAAATTCTGCGCCAGCGATTGCAACTAAAACTCTTAGAAATACTAAAGCTACATTTTCTTATGGTGGCGCAGGTATTGATCTAAATGAATTTCATGTTAATAAAATAAATTCGATAAGATTAGCAAGTGCGACTGGATCAGATTGTAGCCAGTCATTTGAACTTGATGATGGCTGTAAAGATGCATTTTATGATATGAGTCGATTAAGATTAAAATCAGGTAAAAAAGTTGCAGCCTCTGTAATATATGTGGACTTTGACTATTTTGATATTAGTAGTGGTGATATTATTGTTCCCAGTTCATATGGAGGAACAGGATTTACATATAAAGATATTCCAAATTACACAAAAGAAAATGGTCAGACAGTATCCTTACAAAGCTATTTAGATTTTAGACCTAAAAAAGGAACGGATGGTACATTCTCACATGCATCGGCTAATTATATACCTATTCCTAAAAATGCTGTAACAGTTGAAAGTGATAGTGAATATTATTTACCTAGATATGACAGGCTTGTTATTCAAGAAAACGGCGAATTAAAATATATTGAAGGAACACCTTCTTTTGAACCTATATATCCTTCTATTCCAGAAAAATCTATGGAACTATATCGTTTAAGAGTTAATCCATTTACACTTAATGAGCAAGATGTTTCATATAATATAGTTGATAATAAACGTTATACAATGCGTGATATTGGAAAAATAGAAAATAGAATAAACAGAGTTGAAGATGCCGTTTCGCTTTCTTTATTAGAACTTGATACAAAAAGTATTGATGTTTTAGACGCTAATGGTAATCCAAGAACCCGAAGCGGCTTTGTTGCAGATGATTTTTCTGATCAAACTTTTACTGACACACTTTCTCCTGATCACAGAGGATCGGTAGATCCTGCAGGTGGGTTTGCTAGACCTAGTGTTAATGTTAAAAATTCTGGTCTTTATTATGATGCATCAGACGCTGGTAATAGTAATATTACAGTTAAAGGTGATATGATTTTTAAATCGTATACCAGTGTAGAAATGATAAAGCAGGCACTATGTTCAAGTACAAATAACGTAAATCCATATATCTTAGCACTTTACAGTGGTAAAATAACACTTACTCCATCATCTGATGATTGGCACGATACAGTATATAAAGCGCCAAAAATTATTGATAATGGTTCAGCATTGAATACAGATCACGCTCAGTTATGGGATGAATGGGAATGGAACTGGGGCGGAACAGATATTAATGATCTTCAAATAGGAGATGCTACAAATTCAAACACTGGCCAAACAAAAAGAGAAGTCGGCGCATATAGTTATACACATGAATGGATGGTACGATCTGGCTGGTTAAAAACTTCTAAAAGATATTACAAAAGAACGGAAACTGGAGATTACATTACTACAGGTACAGTAGTAAATAAAGTTGTATCCAGCGAAACTATAACAGAAGTTATCGGTGATAGACAAGTATCATTACACCACATACCTTTTCAAAGATCGAAGTTGGTGTATTTTGAAGCAAGAGGCTTACAGCCAAATACACAAATGTTTGCTTTCTATGATGGCGTTGATGTAAAGAATTGGGTAAAACAAGAGCCTGTGGTAGAGCATAATTTAAATAAACAAACTGAATATGGAAATTTATATAAAAATGCATTGTCACATCCATTTGGATCTTCAACTCTGGTAACTGATGCACACGGAACATTACAAGGTTCATTTTTTATTCCGTCAACAAATACGCTTAAATTTAGCACTGGTGCGACAGAATTTAGGTTGTTAGATATTACTGTTGATAATGTAAGAGATGCCGTAAGTGTTGCGTCTGCAATGTATGCAACTACCGGGACTTTGTTCACTAGAGAAGAAGATATTCTATCAACTCGCATATTAAATATCGAAGGTGATATAACAAACCAAAAAAGATACCACGTTGTTACTGATGAAGGACAAGCCCAGCGGTCAGGTGGATGTAGTTTCTTTGATCCTCTTGCACAATCATTTCTGGTTTCTAATACGTCAGGTCAAGGTACATTCGTAACTAAAGTAGATTTATTCTTTAATACTAAATCAGCAACAAAATCCGTTTCTGTTGAACTAAGACCTATGATAAATGGATATCCTCATTCTAATAAAGTTATTCCTGGTTCACAGGTAACACTTGCTTCATCTCAGGTTGCAACAAGTAATGATGCTCTCAGTCCGACAACATTTGAATTTGCATACCCAGTTTATTTGAGGCCTAATACATCTTATGCTATCGTATGTTATACAGATAATACAGATTACACGCTTTTCTGCTCAAAAGTTGGAGAATATGTATTAGGTTCAACAGATAAAAAAATCAATACACAACCATTTTTAGGCTCTTTGTTTAAATCTCAAAATAGTCAAACTTGGGAACCATCTCAGTGGGAAGATATGAAGTTTACTTTGTATCGTGCAGATTTTTCTACTGCAACATCTACTGCGGTTTTAAAGAATACAAATGTGCCCAGCAAAGTATTAGAATTTGATCCTATTGTTTTATTTGAAAATCCAGAAGATCATACAAGTGTCAGAGTAAAACATCCTAATCATGGATTTGTTGTTGGTGATAGTGTGACAATATCTGGAGTTGTAGATGCTACATATGCAAGTTTGATAAATGGAACACAAACAATTGCGGCAGTTGATTATACTGGTTATACTTTTTTAAATTCTAGTATTAGCAATCCCGGCTTTGCGTCTTTTCCAGTCACACCTCAAGTGTTTCAAATTTTGAATACTGGTGGTGCTGTAGTTGTCGCAACTGAACAAATACCTTTTAATGTTATGTGGCCCACAATTCAATCAATGACGCCAGGTTCCACATCTCTTACATATAAAATGCAATCTATGACTGGTAAATCTTATGCTGGTTTGGAAACTCCGTACACACAAAATTCAGCGGCAGCAGGATATAATATTAGTATAGCGAAAAATAATTACTTTCCAGAACCTCAACTCATAGCAAGTCCTGCAAAAGAAGCTGCATTATCTAAAAAATCTGCAATTATTACGACATCTTTAAATTCGGAAACTAATACGAATGGTTTTGTTTCGCCTGTAATTGATTTGGAAAGATGTTCTATGCATTTAATTGAAAACATCATTGACAATAGTGATTCAATTTCTACAAGCATAATTAACACTTCACTAAACCAGAATGTTACTGTACCTACATTTGAAAGAGAAACTAATACACTTGGTGGATCAGCCGCGGCAAAACATATTACAAAATCTGTTGAGTTGGTTGAACCAGCGGTAGGCATAAAAGTTATAGTAGGTGCTAATAGGCCAGTTACTGCAAATATAGATTTTTATTACAAGGCATGTTTAAGTGATGTTGACTATTCTACGGAACCTTGGGTCTTACAAGAACCAGATACTCCTATGCCTGCAGATAATGATCCTGGAGTTTTCAGAGATTACACATACACTATTGGAGGTATTTCTGGATTTACTAATAAATCGTTTACTAAATTTAAATTTAAAGCAGTACTGAAATCTACAAATAGTAGTCAAGTTCCAGTAATTAGAGATTTGAGGGCAATAGCGTTAGCAACATGACAAATTTAAAGCAAGTATATGATGATAGAACTTTTATGAAAGATCCAAATTCTACCGCACTAATAAATATAGATGTTGAATCTATTCGCATTGCTAAAGAAGCTAAAAGAAGAAGAATGGAAAAAGAAGAAGAATTTGAAACATTAAAATCTGAAGTGTCTGATATAAAAAAATTACTGTTAGAGTTAAATAGAAAGATGGGTGACTAGAAATGGCAAGAATACAAAAAGTTGACCTCGGAAATTCTATAGAGGCTTGGAGACAGAAAACAAATCTCATTTCTAGTTATTTAGGCGATTTAGATGATTTAAATACCGATGACAGTGGCACTATTGTCGGCTCTTTAAATTCAATAGAAGCTAAAGTTGTTACGGCAGCAACTGCTAGAACGTTGATTTCAGGTGCGAATGCTGGAGCAGGAAGTTATGTATCATTAGGATATAATAATATAACTGGTGTTATAACACTAACACGCGCGGCACTTTTACCTACAGACATACCGAACTTAGATGCTTCTAAAATTACTACAGGTGCTTTCGGCGCATCAAGAATATCAAGTGTTGACGCTACAACAATAACTTTAGGAACTGTTGCTGTTGCTAGACTTCCCAACTTAGATGCTTCTAAAATTACTACAGGCACTTTTCCTGATGCTCAATTATCTAGTCTTAGTGTAAGCAAACTTATTGGCGGCACAATAAATGCCTCGCACATACCTAATATTACTGCAGAGAAAATTGTTCATGGACCAGATTCGGGTGATTATGGTGCAGTTGCAAAAAGCGCATTGCCTATGGATCTAGTATACACTGGTGGTAGTTATAATGGAACAACTCCACAAACTATTACATCTGCTATGACGTTTGAAGGAGTCAATTTATTTGGTGATAGTGCAGGTTCTCCTGGCGGAACAATTACTGCTAATAAAGCAGCAATATTTAATAGTACTGTTGAAGTGAATGATCATGTAACTACCACAACAAATAACACATTAGATATAGGTACTGCAAGCAATAAGTTTGCTAATGTTTATGCGACTACCTTTCAAGGTAATGCAACATCTGCAAACTATGCTGACCTTGCAGAAAAATATACTACTGATGAAGAACATCCTATTGGTACAGTCATGATGGTAAATCATGGTCCAAATGGGGAAACTACAAACTGTACCAATTCTGGTATTCCAGTGGGCGTTATCTCAGAAAAACCAGCTTTTCTAATGAATTCTGAAGCGGAAGGACAAGCACTTGCTCTTAAAGGTCGTGTGCCTGTAAGAATTTCTGGTCCTATTCGTAAGGGTGAAGCTGTATATGCATATCATAATGGTTGCGCCAGTGTAGAATTTAACGGCGCTCATATTATAGGAATTGCTCTCGAATCGAATGACTTTGAAGGAGAGAAAATGATTGAATGTATTCTTAAATTGTGACTCTGACTCTCACTAAGAAGAATCTTATTATAACAGGTTTTTAATATTTGTCAACCCCTAAAATGCCCTTGACAAATATTATTTTATCTGATATAATACTTTATCATGAAAGGAACAATTATGTTTACTAAAGATCAATTTCTAAAAGCTATCCAATCAAAAATTGTATACGATCAAAATATGGTTTATTCTATAGATCAAAAAGGTCGCGAGAAGAAAGTAAAAAACTTTGCTGAAGTGATGAAGTATCCAGGTCGTTCAATTAAAATTGAAAGAATGGAAGACTATAATTCAGATATTTTTTCTTATTGTCTAGAACTAGAAGATCAATATGAACATGCAGGACCAATAACGTGTCATCTATTTTATGCAAAGCCGGGCGCGTATTCTTTTAAAGAACATACTGATCCAGATGATGTTATTATACATTGTTGCGAAGGCTCAAAAACACTAACACTTGATGATACGGTTCTTACTATTAAAGAAGGTACGTTTCTTCATATTCCTGCAGGAACAAAGCATCAAGCTATTAACGAACATGAGGCACTTACTCTCAGTTTTGGTTTAGAGAAATTTATAGAGGAAAAGGTTGACGATGAATTGGCTCTTTTATCTAAAGACAACTGAGACTTGTCAACTAAATTGCGCTCACTGCTTCACAAGTGGCAGTAATGGTGCAAAGATTTACTGGAACACAGACAAGTTAGTTGATTGGATCCACAGATTTAGAAAAGAAGCGCATCTTGCTTCTAATAGACCAAGAGATGCAAAATATGATAGCATACATATGGAGTTTCATGGCGGTGAGCCATTTCTTGTACCTGTAGGACAAATGCGTAAAGTCTATGATGCTTGTGATGGTCTTTGGGACCATATGAGTTGGGGTGCAACAACTAATCTTGTGTTTAAATTAAAAGATCAGCACATTGATTTCATCAAAGGTCCTTTAAATAGTAGACTCGGCACTTCTTGGGATCGTAAAATTCGTTTCGACAACAATAAACAATATAGCTTGTGGCATAAAAATGTCAAGACTTTATTAAGTCAAGGTGTTACTATACGTTTGTTTATTAGTTTGACTAAAGATACTCTTGAAAAAGATCCCATCACATTGTTGAGATGGTGCCGAAGATTGGGTGTACAAGAGGTATCTTTAGAACGTCTTACAAATAACGGAAATGCTAGGCAAGCATCAGAAATATTTCCATCTAATAAAGAGCTTGATGATTATTTTTTAAAGATGCACATGCAAAGTGAAAAGTATGGTGCGAGAGACTGGTTTGAAAATGATTTTCTTGAAAATGTATATGCTAAGTTTGAAAAAACTCTTACTACGTGTGGTACATTCTGCAGAGATTGTGAAGAAAAGCTATTTACTATAAACGGCGATGGTACAATTAGCGGATGTCCCAACTCTGCGCCAGAATTTCAATTCGGACATTTAGATGATTCTATTAAAACTCTTATAAATAGCCCTAAGAGAATAAGAAATATATTAGAAGAAAAAATGAGAAATCCAAATTGTCTTTCTTGTCCTGTTGCTAAGTATTGTGGTGGTGATTGCCATCAGTTAGGATGGGAAGGAGATATATGCGGAGCACCAAAAAGTCTGATGATGGAATTAGCCCATTATGTCTAGGAGAAAAAAATGCCAATAACTGGATCAGTGAAAGAAAGTAATTTATTAGGCAGGTATCATGTACTTGTTACTGATAAAATTAATAATGCGATAAAATTTCATGATGGAAATTTACCGTCTGCAGATTTTTCATATTTAATTGATGGACCTTCTACCGGCATTACTGATAATGCAGATTTGCCTGGTACAAATGCGATAATTGATGCGTCTGACATATATGATACTTTACTAGCAGATTTAAATAGATATACTAGAGTGAGAAACATTAATATTAGTATATCAATTTCGTCAACTGGTGGAGGAGGTAATACGCCTATTCTTTCAAAAAACACACAAGCAATTGCAAAAGCAAAAGCGGTATTGCAATATAATGTCAATTGGGTCACTGCAGTTACAAATGCAAAAAATGCTGCAGACACTGCGGCAAGTGCTGCAATATTAAATGCTTTTGTTGCAACTAATACCACCAGTGGACCAACAGAACCATTTTCTTTTCCCGATCTGCTATCAGATAAAGCAAATGTACTTACTCTTTTTAATTCTAGTGTTCCACAAGCAGCACAGACAAAGGCTGCTACAGAATATAATCAATTGTTAGGCAGAGCCGCAAGAGTACAATCATCATTTTCTGCGTCAGGTTATGGAATTTTACACCACAAGTATGGATTTAATATTTCAAGTTCTGATGTTGCAAATCCTGCACTACTCACAACAGATGAACTTATAGATGATACTCATTTAGAAACTCTTATGAATAGTTTATATCAAGCTTGGTTATCAACTGCATCAGATGCTAGTTCGGCAAATTCTCAACTTGGATTAACTGGTGTATCTATATGTCACAACTCTTGTCATAGTTCTTGCCATGGATCTCGCGGAAGGAGATAACTTATTATGAATATGAAAAAAGTGAAAGCGCCTCTTGATATTGAAGATTTAAAATTATATTTTGAAGATAAAGATACCAGATATTTAATTGATTATTGTGAGTCTGAATTAAAAGGTGAAAAGTTGCTAGTATATCTCAGCAACCTAGAATTGCCTTGTGATATACAGATAGATAACTATTCTGAAATGTTTGAACTTGGTAAAGCTTATTTCAATTTTACGCAAATCTTGTCTGTAGACATTTTAGAAAAATTTGCAATTAATGTACTTAATGGCTATAAAAATTTAACCTCAATTGATGACGAACTACAATCGTTTATTACAGAAAATCGGGAAATAATTGAAAAGTGGTCTAATAGATTAGATTCATTAACATTATATAATATGTACATTATTCAAGATGAAACTATACAAGATTTTGTAAAATCTCATACCGAAGATAAGACCGACGATATCAAAGGAATAAACTTTGTTAGCGTTTTAAAGCATGAAGATTTTTATTACTTCTACAATAAAATCGATAAAACAACACTGAAATACTATTCAAAGTATTTTAATGAATATATGTTTTCAGGTAAAAATCTATTCTACTACTGGTCCTATGAAAAAAATCCAATGTTTGTATTAACTTGGGCGGTCGGAGAAGGTTTGTTGGAAAATGTTTCATCTGTATAGGAATGTATATTTAGAGACTGATGAAAATTTAGATCCTAATAAAGATAGATGCGTATATTCTAAGATAGCCGGGTTTCCCATGTGGAGTGAACTGGCACACGAAAAAGCTTTTAGTGGAAAACTACATGACTGTGGAACATCAATAGATTCTGAATCTTTTTTAAATGCTTTACAAAATTATACAAATGAAAAGAAGTTTGTAATATATGGAGATGATGATAGTCTTGCCAAAATGTTTGCAACATGGATTAATTTTATACTTCCTAACAGTAATGAAGATACTGCATTTCTAATATACAAATCACTTATATTTCAAAAAAATGTTACAAATCAAGCTAATGATTGGTATACAGGATCAGGTGCAATTAGTTTAGAAATTCTTGAAAATGAGTTTAGAGATTATTACAATAAATTTAAAATGTCGAATAATGAGCAAGAAGGTAAATATGCTTTCGTGAAACAACAGCACGACATACATCCTAGTATTGAATATGTTCTAGCGACATTTATCTCTACAGGAAAAATGCATAAACAATTGTCCGATATGATTCAAATGATAATGAGAAAAGTATCAGAAGAATATCTTGTCGAATTAAAAATAGAATTTATGACAGAATTTAATAAAATAAAATTTTCGCAGTGCGCTAAACTAAAAAAAATATATACACTAGATAATTTGGAAGACATATATGAGGATGATAGTCCTATTGGAAATTTCTTTATGAGTAGTAGAATTTTTGGATCCAAGTATGTTTTAAAACCTTCTGCCTATGGACATAATTTAATATTTGAAAATATAACAAATAAAGATATAGAGACATTAGAACAATATATAGAAAGTATTAAACAACCAAGAGAATATTTTGATATGTTAAAAAGACATATAAAAAATATCCAAAATGGTTTTACAAAAGATGAACTATATGAGTTTTTAACTAATGAAGCTTATGTAGGAAAAAATGAAAGTGATAGTATTTTTAGTAATGCCATATTTTCAAATACTTCTGATACTGTAAATAAATATCTCATAAATCATATTCTGAATAGAGTTGACGAGCCTGAAAAAATACGAGAGTTTTCATTAATATGACATTGGCACCAGATAATCCAGCACCATTAGATTTCTCTATATACAAATTATTGGATCAGAAAATAACAAGATCCAGTGAAATTGTTGTGATATTTTTTGAACACTGCAATTTAAAATGCGTATTTTGCCCACAAGATCATGATTCTATGGTAGGTGCTAGTAGAGAAGAAATTCTGGCTAAAAGTGATACTGTAGCTAAGTTTATCAATAATTCCCCAAGGTCAAAAGATTATAAACTACACTTATTAGGTGGAGAATTATTTGAAGATGTTTGGATTGAAAAGGGCTTTTTAGACATATATGATGAATTTATGGATTCAGTCAGATCCAAGATTAACATTGGTGACAAAAGAATTTATTTTAATTATCTTACAAATTTCATGTTTGACAAAAAGAATTCAGATAAGATTATGGATTTTTGTAAGAAACATGATATAAAGCTTTCAACATCTTATGATCCAAGAGGTAGGTTTAACACAAATCAACTAGACATATTCTTGGAAAATGTTGAGACTTTTAAAAATTATATTAGAAATGTTTCAATTGTTACCACTAGTCAAAATGTACAAACAATTATAACTAGCAATGATAAAAGCACCTTCGACTATTTGTATAAAAACTTTCCTGTTGATTTTGATGCTTATATGCCATCACCACTAATCAAAGCAGATTCTAAATTAATTCCTAAAGACAGTGAGTTATTAGCGTTCAATAAATATTTGATAGATAACTATCCTGAGTGTGAAAATATGGACGCATTTCATGATCCATTAAATCAGACTGGCGCAATGATGTGCACCAGAGGAAATTCAATAACTATTGTTCCAGATGGTTCATCACCCGGTGGTTGTTGTGGCGTAGCGTATCAACGAGATAAAAAAACAGGTAATAAACCATTTGAAACGGGAAAAATAGTAGAAAGCTTTTTAAAAAAGTACAATTGCTTTGAATGTGAATATTATGAAAAATGTCCATTCACATGCTTTGTAAAAGCTGATATGCCTGGAGATCATAATGATATGGAAGAATGTGTGTTCAAAGAGACATTCAATTATGTCAAGAAAACAAAAGGATTTAAACCTTTGAGAGATGGTGAAGATGATCTTACATATGGATTTAGACAAAAAGTAAGAATGTTATGAGTAAATTAACAATTGCGTTCATAAATCCACCACATGCTGACTGGTCACTTGCTAACAATATTGCATATTTTCAGTTTCAAAGCCACTACAATAGATTTGGAAAATATTCAGAAAACGTAGAATGGTTAGAACCACCAATTGAGTGGAATGTTTACACCGATTATTATCAAGTCTATAATCAAATATGCAGCGCAGATATTGTATTATACAGTTGCTATGCATGGAACTATACAATTTGTGATGATGTTGCGAAACTGTTTAAAGAAAAAAATTCTGATATAATAAATGTTTTAGGTGGTCCACATATAGGTACAAATGAACCAGAGTTTCTTGCAACTAGAACGATGTATGACTACATATGTAAACCTACAAAACCTGGTGAAGTCTTTGTTGAAGATATGATTAATATGTGGTTTGAGGAAGGTATTGTAGCTGAAAACATTAGTTGGGAGTTAAGATCAGATAAACAAACTGTTTTTAACATTGCAAAACAAGATTATTCGATATATGAAGATCACATTGACCTATTGACAAAGGCTCACAATTATGCTATGAAAGAAAACTTAGAGCCGTTCTTGACTTTTGAAACTACACGAGGATGTCCTTATCAGTGTGTTTTTTGTGAATGGGGTGGTGGCATAGGTGGTAAAGTCTATAAGAAAGAACTTGACATTGTAAAACGAGATATCGACGCAATTAAGAAAATAGGGCATAAAGATGTTTATTTGACAGATGCTAATTTTGGTATGTTTCAAGCAAGAGATTTAGAATTTTTTGAATATGCGTGGAATAAAAATGTTTATCTAACAGATGTTTCAACAGTCAAATATAAAGACCTTGAGCGCCGAAAAATACTTGTGGATAAGTGGTTTGATATCATAGGAAAAAGACCGACAGAAAGAAACCAAGAAAAATATGTTGCTGTAGTGCCTACAATTTCAATTCAATCTATAAATGAAGAAGCAATGGGTATAGCAAATCGTGTAGATTTATCTCAACAAGATAAGATTGCCATGAGTGAGCATATCAGATATAAATGTCAAATTCAAGGATATCCTTCACCTGCAATGGAATTGATCCTTGCTATGCCAGGATCAACACTAGAAGATTTTTATAAAGAGTTTAAATTACTCTGGAATTTTAGACAGTGGACTTCAAATGACTTGGGTGGATGGTCATCTTTTAGGCATGACTATATGTTTTTTCCTGATAGTAAATTAAACTCCAAAGAGTATAAAGAAAAATATAAGATTGAAACCGTAGAAGTTTACTCAGATATTGTAGACGAGGATGGTATAGATAACAGACATAGTTTATATAAAGATAAGACAACATATTTTAAAACAATTCGATCAAGTTATTCTTTTTCAGTGGAAGATATGTATGAAATGTGGTTTATGAATCAAGCTGGTGTTTGGTTCTTAAAAAATATTTATACTCCAATAGAACATCTCATAGATGCAGATAAGTTTGCAAAAATATGTTATAATGTAGTTAAAGAATTTAAAGAGTTTAAAAGAATTATGTTACAAATAAAAGATATACTTGATCCTAATACATCTCCTAAATCTGTGAGAAAAATAGACGGTAAGTTTAGACAGATTGCAATAGAAGATTTTTTGAATAATCAACAGATACTAATTAAACCTCTTATAATGGAAAAGATTTTAAATGAAACTTGATCCGAATGAAGGCTTTATTGTTGAAAGAAATAGAACTGCATTTCAGTTTGTTGAGGATACTGTACCTAAAATTAGATGGTTAAGGGGCATAGGCAATAGAAAAGATTATTATTATCCTCTCAACTATTATTTCTTAGGCTTGCGTAGCAAAATGTTAAATACGAGTGATTATTTATTTCATGAATATTTAAAACCTTATTCTAAAAGAAAAGAATTGATATACTATCATTTATGGAATGGTACCGAACAAACCTCTTGTCATTGGCACAATGATTTTTGTGAAGGTGCGAATATAATGTTTTTGCTATATTTTACTGATATGAAAAAAACTTTAGGTGGTGAAATTATGTTTCGTAATGTGAAAGAAAACAATAGAATTACTTGTTTTCATTTGCCCCAAAAATATGACGTTTTAATGGGCAGCCAAGATGAAAAGTTTGAGCATAGAGTTGAGCATTTCAGAGATTCTTCGGTACAAAGAATTACAATGAATTTTGGATTTAAGGTTGACAACTCGCCATGGACCTGATAATAAAACCAACAGAACTTTGTAACTTTAAATGTTCATTTTGTTCTTCATCTAAAATTACATTTGAAGATAATACAGCTACACTTGACTTGAATAAAATATTTAAATTTCTCAATAGATTTCCAGATACAAAAACAATCATTATTAATGGCGGCGATCCTCTTATGATGCGTCCTAACTACTATTGGAAAATCATAGAATTTCTTGATAAGCATGACATGCCGGCAACGATATCACTTACAACTAATTTGTATCCGTTCTTGATGAAACCTCAAAAGTGGGTAGAACTTTTCAATCATCACAGAGTTGGAGTTGCTACTTCATTTCAATATGGCGGTGGTAGACTTAAAGGCGATTATAGTGAGTTTACAGAGGAAGATTTTTGGAAATGTTCTGATGCCATGGTTGAGCATGTAGGATATAGACCATCATTTATTGCAGTGATCGTTGAAGAAAATGAAGATACTGTAATACAGACGGTTGAACTTGCAAAAAAAATGAATGTTGTTTGCAAAGTAAATTATGCAATGGCATCAGGATCACAATCAGCACCCTACAGATTATCAAAAATATATGAAAGATATATTCAGATATGGAAAGAGGGTCTGAGTGATTGGGAACATAATACTCAACAGATGTTAAACAGGTTGAGAGGCGGTTCAACAATATGCCCGCAAGCTAGAAACTGCGATAGTCATATTAGAACAATTCAGCCAGAAGGTGATTATTATTCTTGTGGTGCATTTGGCGACGATCTTGACAAACCAATAGATTTTGATTATGAAATGAGAGGTGGTTTTGCAACACCTTTGAATGACGATATTCATTTAATGAGTATGAAGAAAGCATGTTTTACATGCCCAATGTATGAGATATGCAATGGATGTAAGAAAACTATCAAAGACTTAAAAGAATATAACATGGTTGAAGATCATTGTCAACATATGAAATCAATGGCAAATGATATAATTGCTCTAAATAGATTAGAGACAGCCGTAACCCCCTATATAGACGAAAGGGAAATAGCATGATAGAAACTATATTTCCAGTAAAAATGTTTCATGCCAAAATGCCGATGAATGATGAAGATGCATCTTCATTGAATGCAACATGTCAAGCAATATTCAGAAACCATGTTGCAATGAAAGGAATTTCATTTCAAGATGCGGGCGATGATGGTGTGCATATTCCAGTATTTACGAATGATAACATTAAAACATACAAAGAAATTAAAGAGTTGCACAATTTTTTTGCTCAATCATTTCATATTTTGGCAAAAGAATATGATAATACAATCACATTTGAAGAAATTTTAGATTGTATGGAAGAAACCACAGGTAGACTGCCTTTTATGCGTAGAGGTGACTACAAAGGTCTGCATTGTCATAGTGGAGCATCTTTAGTTGCAGTCTTTTATCTTGACGATGTTGATAATGATAAAGAAGGTGGCAAACTTATTCTCCATGATCCTGCTTTCAATCAAGTCATAAGAACAAAACCTAAAAGTAAAATGTCAATTGATACTGAAAAACACTGCATAATTATTGTACCCGCGCACGTATGGCATGAGGTAACTCCATATAATGGTAACGAGGATAGACTAGCAGTAGTAATGAATATTTCTTTTCCTTACAAGTAATGATTGTATCTGTAAACCCATCTTATTTTTGTAATTTTCGCTGTGACTTTTGTTATCTTACCAATGAACAGTTGGGCGATCAGAAAAAAATTTCAGTTGACAGACTTGATGAATTACTATCACAAGTACCCAATATAGAGCATGTTGATTTATACGGTGGTGAAATTGGTGCTATGAAGAAAAGTTATTTTTATGATGTAAAGAATACAATTAAAAAGTATTATGATGGTAAAATAAATATTAACACAAACTATTCTATGATGCATGATGGCTTTTTTGATGATGATGTTTATCTGTCGGTATCTTATGATTTTGAAGCAAGAGAAAAATCAAATCTAGTTTTTCAGAATATGATGATGAGTCGAGTACCTATAGCAGTTTTAATTTTAGCTTCACCAAAAGTTCTTAGTATGAATGTAGCTGAGATAATAAATCTGTTAAATATGTGTGGTGCAGTAAAGTCGGTGGAGATAAAGCCATACTCAATCAACCAAGCAAACGCTTTTACTGTGACGCACAAAGACTTTGAA